TATTTCTTCAATAACCCGTTTCTCTGACCATAGCGGATATATCTGAATTAGCGATGTTTGCAGCGATTGCATGTTTGCAGCATATAATGTTTTTGCTGTGTCTGCGCGTTCGGCATAATCGTTCTTTACACCGTCCATGAACTGTATCAAAATCTCTTGTCTAAGATTATGCTTTGTCTTTTCTGTTACTCCTGCATCCTGATAATATCTGTTGTCGATTTCCATGATAGACCGAAACATTTTATCTAGTATTGTTAGCCAGTTATTCTTGTAATCGTTGCCGGTATCAATGCTGTCCTTGTCGGCAAGTTCCCATTCAGTCGCTGTTTTTGCACCGCTGTTTTTTTGCACTGCGCCCCTGAACAGCCCGCATGATTCGTATATCCTGTCTAGTTTTCCATGTATGCTTTCTTCAAAATCGCCTTGCTTGCTCGGCATATCAACAACTTTGTATATTTGATCGCCTGTAACTGAGCTTAGCTTGACATAAAATTCTTTGCCAAAATCTATACTATGATCAACAGAAGATTTTCCTCTTGTCATATGCAATAAATCTTCTGTAACTATTACTTTAGGCTGTTTAAGCTTGTCGTCTTTATAATATGATTGTAATGTCAAGTTTAAATGGTCTATCATTTCAAGGCTGTTCGCTGTTATTGCTATTCCCATAACGGAATCAGGGTTCTTGTTGTTCGGCATAGGTGATTTCAGATGAAAGAACCAAGGCAGCTCTGTTTGTAAATCGTCAATCGGCGGTTTCTCCGCAGTTTCGGTAATCGTTGTCAACGCCACTTCTTCGCCTAGCTGATACATCGTGCCTTTATACAATCTGTTCTCGATTACGAAATTTCCGCTTGCTTTGTCCTTTTTGTACGTTTGACCTAGCCAATAACATTCTATGTTTATTTTTCTCATTAATATAAAGAACGTAACGCCTGTTACTGTTGTCCAGTCAACCTCGGCAGGGATAGCGTTCACGCCCCGCACTAATTCTATTATGGGATAATCTTTCGCAGGGTCAACGTTAACTTTCAAATAAGCGTTGCCAACGCCGCACACTTCCGTCTGCGCTCTGCGCAACAATTGAAATAAGTCATTTTTGTTTATTATATAATCTAAACGTTTCTGCGATTTCTCAGCGAATGTAAACTTTGGTAGTTCAGTAAACACTAACTTAGCTACTTTGTCGCCTATCCGATATGCCGCCGGGTATGACACTGTGCTCTTTTTATATACTTCTGTGTTAGCAGCGTATTGACGAAGCATGGTAATGTCGTTTCGGTAATACGAATCCCACAGCTCCATCCTCGTAAATGCTTTTTGGTACTCGTCATTCTGAAACAAATTCGGTTTTGCTGTTCCGTCTTTCTTGAAGAAGTTTTTTACCCATTCAAACAAATGTCATACCTCCACTCTTAACTTACCTTTCTTTGGCAGCATCAAATCAGTTATCGCCCAGACACAATTATGCACAAGAACCCCATTCGCAAAATATTCATGGCAGTCCTCAACCTCTAAATTATATACCGTTTCAATTCCTAATTCTTGAACGTTGTCCGCATAAGCGGGAACAAGTTTGTTGCTTCTTGCTCTTTTTAACTTCGAACTCTTTTCCGCATATAATGCATTTTCTCTTTTCCCAATATCTTTTATTCTGTTCGTTGTATCTGCTAATGCAAATCCGTGAACAAAATGTTTTATCTGTTTGCCTGTTGACTGGCGATGTAAATTCTTTTCCACATTGCGTGCATATTTTTTTATACTCTTTCCTGTTCTCCCACGTTTTTTTACCGTGTTCAGAGTGCCACTGTTTTCCTTCTTCACTTGCATGCCATGCTTTTGTAAGTGGTCTAATTTTGCTCGCATGGATTCTACGTTGTTCAGTATATTTAGCTTTGTGTTTTTGTGCATGTTCTTGCAATGTAAGACATTCAAGGTTCTCAATATCGTTGTTAAGCGGGTTTTCGTCTTTATGATGAATAATGCTACCTTTCGGAATAGTTTCATTAAAGCTTTCCCATATATCCCGATGCAGCCCTCTATTTGTAAACTTGTTTCCCACAATTTTGATAAAGTATGGTTGCCCTGCATACCGTACATATTCATTACCGTTGAACGTCGTTCTGTCCTCTGTAATATCAATAATGTGTCTGATTTCTTTAGTTTGCATATTCCTCTAAACCCCCTTTCAGTAGTATATATTGGATGGTTGCTTGTTCCCCCTATCATTATACCACATGAAAGCGTCAAACGGAAGACTTTTGCTGCATTGTTTGTAATCCCAGCATGTTTTACTCTTTTGTATCCTTCTCTAGTTAATACATAATCTCCTTGTACTATATTTTCAATTGCAATGCTGCCTTTATCAGTTTCTATCATCGTTCCAGCAACTAAACATGCATCTAATCTATTCGGGCTCTTATCGCCCGGTTCCCAATCGCATAGCTCATCTTCTAGCTCCGGATACATTCCTACATGATGTACCTTGCCTTGCTCGTACAACGCTGCGACCGGCTCAGCCCGGATGTATTTGCCACGGCTCGCCCATACTTTGGAATATGCAACATGTTTCTCATGCTGACGAATGATAATTTCTATCATATCACCGCCGTTGTTCGCCTCGCCGATTATCCTGTCCGCTTCCCATTTGTTATAAACGTATACCGCTTTCTGCGCCCATTTGTCCGGGCTAGCTTTTAAACTGACATCTTCTAAGATGTATCCATGCCCTCTTACATCAACCCCAGCAACTACAATCCCCGCTTCATCGCTGTTCTCGTCATCCGTTGTTGCAGGGTCAATCGCTACAATGATACGCACCAGCTCCGGCGCTTTGTCTACTCTGTACTTTTCAATAATGTTACTATGCCACAGCGCACTTGGGTTATCGTCTAGCATCTCAGCGTATAATTCCTGCCTGCCTAGTCGCGTTCCTTCATACTTAGAAACAACATTATCATAAAACTTCTTTGGCAGATTGCTTCTATTCTCATACGTGCTGCCTTTCGTTATTATAACGTCATTCCTGGCAATTATCTCTTTCAATGTCTTTATCGGTTTTGGCGTTGTCGCTATAATAACCTGTGGATTATCGCCTAGCCGCATCCCAAGCATTAGATTATCCCACATCTCCTGCGGATACTTGAACTTTGCTAACTCATCAACTAAAGCCTTCTCGTGCTCCGGTCCTCTCAACAACTCAGGATTCTCACCTGAATATATCGTAGCCCATGCACCATTTGCCCAAGTTAAGCTCCGCGTGTCTTTAACGTATGTGGGCATATCCCACGGAGGCGAAATGTTTAATATCCCTGCCGGTCCTTTTACTAAAACGTCTCGCGCTTCTGCTGGCGTTTGCGCTACTATCGCAAACCGTTTGTATCCTTCGCGTTTCCATTTGAGCAGTTGTTCACATGCTACTCTTGTTTTACCGTATCCGCGCCCTGCCAATATCAGCCATACAAAGAAATCTTGTTCAGGTGTTTGCTGCGACGGTCGCGCCCAGAAGTTCCAATCGTATAGTAACGCTTCCATCTGTTCCGCGTTGTAACCTTTATATATCTTCTCCTGTTCCGTTTCGGTCAGCAATGCCAGCAATTCTGCGCTTGATTTCGTCGATTGGGCTTTTAACATTTATTTCACCTTTATGTTCTACTTCCGTTTTATCGCGCCATTTTGCCGACTGCCGATTCTTCAGCCAATAGATACATGCCAAAGTCTCCGGCGGATAGTGTTTAGTTAAATTCGTCTTAACAAGTTCATGATCAACAACGTTCAGCTTTATTTCAGGATGACTATATCCAAGCGCCCGATGAAACAAAGATTCAGAGACTCGCGCATCCGCTTCCTCTTTCCCTTTTTTAGTGGACTCTAAAAATTGTGGCTCGTTTTCACGCCAATTATATACTGTCTGCGGAATAACGTTAAAAAAGTCAGCGATTTCCACGTCCGTTGCACCCAACAAACATAGCTTCGTGACCTGCTCGTTATATTCTTCTTTGTATTTAGTCGGTCTTCCTGCTGGCATACATTCACACCTCAACTAGACTATAGCCCTTTATTGTGTAAATGTCAACTCCGCCCCTCTGTATAGGGGATATTTAGCACCTTTTCTCTTCCATACTAAACAATATGGTCGGTAGCCGTCGTGTGTAATAATAATAAATAACAATAAATAATTACTCAAATAACTATAAACATAGATAAACACTAAGGATATAATCAAATATGCAAATAATATAAAAATTTCTCAAAATGGAATCAACAAAAATTCCCTATACGTAAGGGTTATTGTTAT